TTGCTCACAAACCACATTTCACTTCTTTTAAAATGTCTTTGATAACTGATGCCTTTGCCAGGTTCAATAATCAATTCTTTCACGCGAACTACATCGTCTTGAAACAGGTCTGAAAACTCGCCCCAAACTCTGCGTTCTGTTGGATATTTCCATTCCTTCAATATCCAACTACTGCTGTTGGCTTTGTGGTCTCCGCCAACTGAGAATACGAACTTGTATCCTTCTACTTGCATTTCGGGTATGTTATCTTTTCCTCTATCACCTCCGTTACAGAATACATAATCATGATCGTGTCCGAATGCATCGCGAACTTGTTTAAGTCCTGCTGTTACTGTACCATCTTTATCATCTACACCATATAGGTTTGACACCATGTGCATTCTTTCTAAGATGGTTGCTCTTTCTTCAAAAGGCATAAAAGGTCTGCCTTTCTTTCTTGTAAGCCAATCATCACTGTTGAGTAACACCACAAGTTTGTCGCCATATGCGGCGGCACTTTCTAATAGGTTTATGTGACCAGAATGTAGAGGATCAAAACCTCCACTAACAACAGCAATTTTCATTATGCCAGACCACGTGCTCGCAATAAACGTTGTTGATTTTCCCTGTACTGTGCATATTTTCTTTTTTTACGTTTACACTTCATCCACTTAGTACCGGTTGGCATATACATTTTAAAAGTGCCTTTCATTTCAGCATCTTTAACATATCTTTGCCAACGTTTTTTTGCTTGGTCTTTTTTGCGTTTTCTTTTTACAGAAGGTTTTTCATAATAGCCTTGTTTAGCAATTTCTTTTTGAAAATCTGCTCTCTCGAGTTTCTTTTTAAGAATTCTAATGGCTTTATTTACATCACCATTCCTAACTTCAACTGAAGGATTAAATTCTTTTTCCTTCTCATGTTTTTTCTCCGTAAAATTTTTACGCGAATTAGCATTGTACTTTTTTACAAAGTCTTTGCCTTTGGATTTAAAATTGTTATTCAAATTTTCCTCTCTGTTTTAATTTGTAGTGTTTGTCAATTTCACTACTCCCATTATTATAAACTAATACGGGATAGTTGTCAACTTTTTTAGGATAACTTTTAAACAAAATTTGTGTTACCCCGCTTTCTTTTAAGTCTGGTGCTCTATACATAATACTGTGTAATGTTGATTCTACAACACTTTTAAGCCCTCGAGCACCTACTTTTTTACTGTTTACTATGTCAGCGACTTCTAGTAAATATTGATCTTCAAATATTATTTCTAAACCATCAAAATCCAATAATTTTTGCATCTGTTTTATTACACTGCCTTTAGCATTTTTTAAAATAGATACCATATCGTTTTTAGACAATTTATGCAAATATATTAAATTTGGTAACCGGCCAACAAACTCTGGAATAAGTCCGTATTCTATTAAATCGTCGTGTTCTAAATGTAGTAGCCAATCTTTATTTGTATGATCATACGATTCTATTGGATTATTAAAACCAATAGATTTTTTTCTTAATCGTTTGTTTACAATTTTATCTAGTCCTACAAAAGATCCACTACAAATAAACAAAACATTCTTGGTATTGAATTCTATGTATTCATCCATTTTCTTGGAACCATTTGTAGAAACTTTTACAGTAGTGCCTTCGATTAAACGCAACAGTGCTTGTTGAACACCCTCACCACTGATATCTTTAGTACCAGTATTAGATTCTCCCCTTCTTGCCTTCTTGTCAATTTCGTCAATGAATACAATACCACGCTCGGCTAAATCTATATTCCAATTACATACATTTAGTAAACGCTCTATTACACTTTCAACATCTTCACCTACATAACCTGCTTCAGTAAGTGTGGTAGCATCTGCTATAGCAAATGGTACCTGTAATTTTTTTGCTAATGTTTGGGCTAATAATGTTTTACCCGAACCAGTGGAACCAACAACAACACAATTACTTTTTTCAATATCACCATCGTAATCATACGATATTCTTTTATAGTGATTATATGCACAAACAGATAAAATCTCTTTAGCAAAATCCTGACCTATTACATACTCATCTAAGAATTGTTTGATTTCAGTTGGGGATGGTAATTCTGTTAAGTCTAAATCTTCAAACTCAACTTCGTTGATAATTTTATGACTGATGTTTACGCATTCATTGCATATATATGATGTCGGTCCTGCAATAAGTTTTTTAACTTCTTGTCGTTTTTTTCCACAAAAACTACATTCTAAATTATTATCTTCTGACATTACTTTTTGTAATACCTCGGTTTGTTGTCTGTGTCTTCGGCTGTAGGCAATGGTATTGCCCAAAACCCTAATTGTTTATTTACTATATCTTCGTTTGATTTTTCCAAAAGTTCGAATATTTCTTGCTCAGATAAATCTTCTTTATTAAGTTCACTAGAAGCCATTATTTTGGCCGCTCTTTTAAGATCTTTGCTTGACTCTTTTTCTATAATTTGAGGTTTATTTTGTAATTGTGTTATCAAATCTTGGTTATGTTCTTTAAGTTTTTTAATCTGATCTCTGTACAAGAGTTCTTGTTCAGTAGCCATAGGAACTACAACCTCTCTAGTTTTTGTATTCTTAAGAAGAGTTTGGGCATGTTGAAGTTCTTGTAATGCTTGTAAGTATTTTGCATTTAAAGCATCAAATGCTTGTTTAATGCTATCTTTATCCATTTTACTGTGTTTTACCTAATACGGATTTTTCTAGGTCAGCAATATTTGATGGTGTTGATAAATCAATATCAATATTCTCACTGTCAATAACTAACTTTTCTAGCTCACTAATACGTTGATCTTTTTCATCTATTTTATCAATTGCATCTGTAAGCATAGATAAAGTATTTCCATATCTGGTCCACAATTCATCTAATGCTTTTTGTATTTGCTCTTTATTTGCCATCTAATTTCTCCTGCAATTTTTTTTCTAACTTTTCTATTGCCGGTGGTACTTTAAATTCGAATTCTTCATTTTTCTCAACCTCAACGATTTTTTCTACTTCCTTGATTATTTCTTTGGGTTTCTTGTTTAATTCTTTTTTAAGTTTTGCAATTTCTTTATCTTTAATTCTTGCCGCACTTTCCGCCATTGCTGTAGCGGCATCATCTACACTTGAAGGTTGACTGATTTGCTGTATACCACTGTCGACTCCAGTTGCCCCCACTTGTTGTAAGTGTACACTGTCGTCTGCTGTATCTGATCCTTTGGTAAGATCTTTACTACTGTTTTTGTCATTGGACGATCTATCAGTGGCTCCTTCTGAGGCCTCACTGATGGCATTATGGTTGCCGCCGCCGGTGTTATTTCCGTCATTGTCTGGTCCTGCCTTTTCTAAGTTTATGCCATACCTTAATAATGTTTGGTTAGCCGCAATAACCAGCATAACTGCTAGTGGGTCAAACACAAACACCAACATCAGTATGAATACCTGAACTGCTTTGTCTAACAGTTCTTCTCCATCACCACCAAATAGTAGTTGTGCTACATATTTGATTGGTCCTACTTCTTTTTCTAATTCTCTAACAGCACTTTCAGCCTCAAATTTTTCATCTTTAAGTGTTGCTATCTTGTTGTAAATACTATCTATTTCTGTGTTGAATGTGTCTATTTGATCCAAAGCATCGTCTTGTGAACTTGTACTTTGATTTCTCAATCTGTTTATTTCTGCATTAGCACCTTGAATTGTTTCTTGTGCTTGACTTCTATATCTATCTATAGCATCTTGAAATACTTTTATGTCAGCAGTTGCTTGAGCTCTTAGAGATTTTTGTTGTTCTGCTATTTGATCTCTTTCGACCTGTTGCGTGGCTCGCAACGCATCTGCCTGAGCACCGTAATCAATGGTTTCTGTTTCTGCGGCTCTAAACACACCACCTGCATCAGTTTCAATTACTTCTGTGCCTTTTGCTCTGAGATCATTTACTGCTGTATCAAGTGCTGACAATCTAGTGTCAAGTGATGCTAAGTCTACAGTAAGTTGCGATCTTACACTTTCTATCTGACCTTGGTTATAATCTATATCACCTTGCACTTGTTGCCATGCTGTATCACGAATTTGTATTTGTGCATCGATACTATCTTGTACATCAAAACCACCATTGCCTATGCTGGCAATACGATCCTCTATGATACTAATACGATTTTCTTCACGAGCAATTTGTCCGTCTATGCGTTCTACTGCCGCAATGGCATCTCCACTTACACCGGCCTGGTCCAAGTGAGCTTTAGACAGATAACCAAAGATTCCCATACTGGTTATAATCATGAGCACAAGGACTGCGGTACTTAAATATGCTTTTAAAGCAAAAGTAGTATCTTTCCAATATCTGTATAACCAACTTGCTGTAAGCAGTTTGCCTACTTCTAATGTACCAGCCATTACAGCAATCGGCAGTGCGGCCGCACTGAATATAGCCATAAGACCAGCGATGCTGAACCAAGCCGCTACGCCAGCAATGGCTAAAGCGGTAAAGAGTGTAAGTAATCCAAACCACATAGTAAATATATTTATCTTACGATAAATACAGTTATGCAACTTAATTGGACCCACGACAAAGATTACGGCACATTAAAGTGTATTATAACTGAAGATTTAGTATATATTGCCTATCAAGGTGGAAAAAGTATACATAAATTTTACATGGCTGAACACACTGTGTTAGATCATTCCCCGCATCAAGATCCTTGGGAGGATGAGAAAAAATGGTTAAGCGATAATTTTTCTAATATTGTAGGGACATACGAACCATTTTATTTAGATGATAGTCAGCAAGATGATTGGATTGAGGAACACGACTGGAAAGAAGCATTTCCAATGTTTGGTATTTCCCAAACTGGAACATACTTAGATAGATTGCAAAGACCTTCAGAAGTTCAAACCGGTGCATTGCTTTATACTACTGTAAAATTTGATTTAGAAAACAAACTGTGTATAGAAAAAGACGCTGATAATAATTATTTTAAAAGAGAGTGGTGCGAAGAATTAAATACTTTTTACAATGTACAACCTTGTTGTGTATTTCCAGATAATCCTGGTCTTACACCACTATCAAAAGAAGAAGCGGAAGAATTACTGAACGTTATCTAAAAAACGCATCTTTGGATGATCAGCAAGTTCAACAGTAGCACTATTGGCTTCATGTTCTCTCACTGTAACTTTTTGTACCCAACACCTTCCGTCTGTAAGTTCACTTACAATCTCTTGTGCTTTGTCAAATGCCATTTCAGCAAAACGCTCACACCCTGTTGCTGAAACAACTCTTAAATCTATTAAATTTAAGTTTTGTAACATCAGGAATGTTTCCATTTCAGGATCGTCTTCGGCCGCTAGGTATGTGTGATCGAACGTGTCAGCCAACCATTGCTTCAAAGGTTTGAGGCCACCAAAGTCTACAATCCAGTTGCGTTCATCTAAAGACTCGCCACCAAATGTGAATTCAAACTGTAATGCGTAACCATGTATTAGGTTACAATGACTGTCTGCTCTCCACTGCCTAAATGCACAACTGTGACCAGTTGCGTGTGTATATGTTTTACCTGAATAAAATCTTTTTGTCATGTGTATGTGTACCTCTGTTAGATATACATTATATAAAATAATAGTTTGAAAGTCAAGTTTTTTTAAACAATTAAATTAGTTGTAGATTGCACATATGCTTTTTCTGTGCCTTCATTAGTTTTAACCATACTCATTACATGCGATGACTGAATGAAATGAGACTGATCTGGATCAACTGTGAGCATAAAAGGCATAAGACCGTAACCTTGCTGATTCACAGAAACAGTCATTGGTTTAGAAACCTTTACACCTGTGTCTTTTTCTTCTTCAAGTGTTCCTATGACTTCTTCACCAGTAATTAAGCGAATACTAACAACTTCACCTTTTTTGATTGGTTTTTGTAATAACATAAAATTTCCTTTGTGAATTCTATTTACAAAAACCAAACAAAAATTTTAATATTTTTTGGTTATTCTAAACCGGCTTCTTTAAGTGTCATCTTCACAACACCTTCTCTGATAAGTTTGCTTCTGTTAGCCATGTGTTTTGCTTGTACTTCTTCTTTGCTACCACCAAAATATGCTACAGCATGTCCTTCTTCTATAAGGATGTCTGTTGCTGGCCTCCAAGAATCAGTTTTACCACAATAAACATTAAAGTCACCAAGAACTCTACCAAACTTACCTCTCATGTCTTCGCCATCTTTATTGATTTGAGTTTTGAGGATTGGTCCTGATTTGCCACCTACTAATTCTTTTAGTCTTTTCTTTGCGGCTAAACCAAATTGTTTTTCTACTTTGTCTTTTGTTCTGCTTTCTGGTGTGTCTATGCCCATCATGCGAACTCTTTCATCTTTGAGAATTATCCCAAAACCTAGATCAATGTCTACATCCACTGTGTCACCATCGACAACTCGCAGAACTTTACATCTGTATTCGTACATGTGTTACTCCTATATTCCTCCTACGGAATTATAAGAGTATTTATCTTAATCGTTGCGTTTTAAGAATGTATGATTATGTAGTACGGCAGTTTGAGGATACACTGTTCCCCAATTGGGTTGGCTGATGTTGTGATTGTAATAATGAGTGGCACCACTAGTAGGATCTATGGTAATGCCTTTCATTGACAGCAGTGCAACCTGAACACTCTGTTTCCAGGCTTCCATGTTAGGACCAATTGGTTTGCCTCTTCGAGTACCTTCTTGATACACAACCTGAATGTCATCACCGGCACCATCACAATACCAACTGAACTGACACATGCCAATAATAGGTAATTGATTACCTTTCCAGTTAGTGTAGTATTTTGCTTGTTTGACAACATCACAAATGTTGTTGGGATATTTTTCGTGTTTAACACGATTTAGAGTAACATGAGCAACAGCACTTTTACCTGCTATTGTTTCACCTTTTGCTTCGTGATATACATTGGTTGCTAAACATAATGCTTGTTCAACATCAATGTTTACACCGTTTACATTGTAAGGAGCATAACTTACCATCATACTCAACAACACAGTTTTAATAGTCATAAGTTCCATATCCGATTCCTATTATATTGTATATTATAATAAAAAACAGTGTGTTTGTCAAGTATTTGTGTAAATTTATTTAGTAAATATTTAATGTTTGGGAAGAAAATATATTAAAGTTTTTATTACACCAAGCATTCATTTCGTTTACATCGGTTAGTTGTAACATCATATAATGTGCTATAAGTATGTCTTCTCTACGGATATTTACTTTTTCTATTTTGTTTGCATATTCATAATGTTCTAAAATTGTAGGGTGAAGATCTGGTGATCCGCCATGGGTATAAAGTGGGTTTCTACTACCCCATTCGTTAGGAATACTTACCAGGCTTTCAAGCATGGTTGGATATTTAAAATCAATATGTTCTGACACATAATTTAAATGTTCTAATTGCTGTTCACTTAGATCTTGATATTCTACAAAGTCTGAATTAAAAATATCATGCATTGCTGTGAACCAATAAAACAATTCATTTGCTTCTAAGTATTCTTTTAAGAATATAATATCATTTAAACTTTGCGTAAACATCCAGTCATTAGAAATTTTTGGATTTTCGTATTGGGAACCGTTGCATACCCAAACAGTTTTTCCATTGTGAATATCAATTTTATCATGCCTAAACAAAGAAGGTAACATGATAATAATTTTATCTAGTTCAGTAAAATTATATTTTCGATTTGCGTTAGCAACTTTGTGCAAAATTTGAGTTGTACCACCACCCTTTTGACCAAAGTTATATCCGTCATTTTTATAGCAAATCATGTCTGCCCAAGTAGGCCAAAAATACTGAGTGAAACTGCAACCAAAAGTAAAGATTCTACTTTGGGTCATGTTATATCTTTAAATGGGATCTTTGAAACTTTTTCCCATGCTTCATCGGGTGTATAATTCACATCCTCATAGCCGGGCATAGGATCTTTAACTTTGCGAATATTGGGCCAAACTTTGCTCATTTCTTTGTTAAAATCTAGCCAATGGTGTTCTTCTGGTGCCAGTTTTCTATCACTCACAATGGCATTTACTGGGCATTCTGGTTCACATATTGCACAATCAATACATACATCTGGGTCTATAACCAGTGTATTCTCACCCTCATAAAAACAATCTACAGGGCATACTTTAACACACGTGGTATGTTTACAGTCTACACATTCGCTTTTTACTACATATGTCAACGTTATCTCCTTTTATGACCTATTATTTAATAAAAAAACACCTTTTTGAGTAGTTTTTTTCGTAATCATGTAAATATTAGTAACTGATTGGTATTGAACCAGTTGACAAAAATGATTTTTCACCGCTCATTAAGATGTGATATATAGAAGAGGAACTCGGTGTTCCCCAATCAGTCAACTTACAAACTCCGGAGTTTTTGTTTGTAAAAATAATTCATACAGTTGCTGGCTGGCCAAGTTCTTAGCCTTAGCCTCGCATTGTATATCAAACTTATCTATAAAACTTAAAGCCCATAAATTTGCATCTACATTAGGGTAGTAGTCTGAATGTGCTCTTAGTTTTTGTTTCTTATGACCCGCTTCAAGAAGTCCCACGATATCATGCAAGCCAACATGGGTATCGTTACCAGCAGGTAAATGCTCGTCGCGACTGTAACTGTAATGCATAGCAGGGCGAACTCCACGCCAACTGTCGATAACCGCTTTAACTCTGTCATCCTCGGGTTGTATGTATTCTTCATCTCTGATCCAGTGGTGGTGTATGTCTAGCACCAGTGCCACATGCTCCTTTAGTTTGAGAGACTCGTCTAACCCCCAACACATCTCATCGTTTTCTATAGTAATAGTATTTAGTGCTTCAGGCGATAGTTTAGGCAACACTTTAATAATGCCTTCTGCCCCTTGCTTGCCTGAAATATGCACATTGATCTTCATGTCCTGAAACTGTTTACCGTAGCCCATCCAACGAGCCATGTTCACATGATATTCAAACTCATCAATACTTCGTTCCACAATGTCTGGAGTAGCAGAAGCAAGAACACAAAACTGCCCGGGATGAAAAGAAAGCCTAACATCAAGAGACTTGGCCAGTTCTCCAACTTTGCCAAAACCCTTTTCAAGTTCTTTAACCACAGTAGGATCTTCCCACACATAACGCCATGTTGGTTCTGTAGCCATTGGGATTTGATTACTACCCAATCGAACCATTCTCCTGTTTTCGGGTAGGCCACCTACATATTTAACCAAATTGTACGCACTTTGCATATTATGTGTAACTATATCTAACATGCGTTGTTCAGCCACAGCCTTGTCTTGCCTGTTCATCCAGGCCACAGTGGTCTGCTTCTCCGTGAAGTTTTGCTGAATTTCTTTTAGTATTTTAGGCTTCTGCGTTTGATCAGGATCTAGATACTTGCAACAAAAGCCAATACGTTGTATAGTGTTATCAAACATACGAGTATTATATACTAGTTGGATACCAATGTCAATAAATAATTGTATGAATTTTGATTATATTATTGCATCAGGTGATAGTTTTACAGAAGGCTCTAAAACAACTTTGGGTATACACCAATCACAAACATGGCCGGGCTTATTAGGAAAAGAACTTAATATACCATGGGCTAACTTAGCCAAAGGAGGTGCAAGTAATTTCGATATAGCAATTCAACCTGTACAGAAAATACATGAATGGTGCACACAAAATCCAGGTGAAAAACCTTTGCTGATTTTTGGATTCACAATAGATGATAGAATTCCATATTTTGATTACGAAGAAGGAATGGTAAAAAGTTTTTACACAATACTTCCAGAGTTGATCGAAGAAACAGTAGTATCTCCTACACTAAAAGAAAGACTTTTAATTGATATGAAATCAGGATCCGATACTGATGAATGTTTTAATCAAAAAATAAATATTGAAAAAATAGATAACAAGAGTAAAGACCCAGATCTAGACGGTTTTATGATGCAAACATATAATGCAATTAAAATTGCCAATAACTATGCAAACATTTTTAAAGGTGCAACTGTTTTATGGGGATTTATACATGCATACAATGCTACAGGTGATGTAACACTTAGACATTGTGTTCGTACTAATACCAAATATAAAATAAAATGGCCTCATTGGGACACATGTTTTAACAGATTCATAGACAATAAACCTTTACAATCTTTATCGTTTGATTCAACACATTGGGTATCATCCGAAGATTGTCATCCTAATCAAAAAGGAATAGAAGTGTACAAAAATTTTTTTAAAGATATTATTACACAAGAATATGATAAATAATGTTGTAGTTTAAACCTACATTATCGATAATGGAGTAACCAACATGGCAGAAATAAACAATTTCTCGTTAAAAGGACTAGCCAATCTTGTACAATTTGGCAAACGTGGTCTTAAAATTTTAACGGACACTACAGACGATTATTTCAGTTTTACTGACAATGATGGTACAACTCTAGTTGAAGTACGTGGTGCTAATGCCACCGTTGCAAATGCATTCCTAACCAAAGGTCAATTTGATGCGGCGACTAATGCTGTAGCACAATATGTGAGTACAGAAGTGCAATACAACACAGGAACAACCACATTGTTTGAAATACCTGGTAATTCATTAGTGTACAGTGTTACTGTAGACGTTGCAAGTCCTTGGGTAAGTGCTAACTCTAGCACTTCTATTAAAGTTGGAGACGGCAGTGATGACGACAGATTGTTTACTGCTGACGATGCAGACATGACTCAAACTTTCCAGTTCCACAGTAATTACCAAGAAATTTACAGTTCTAATGCTAACATAGTATGTACTGTAGATGCAGGTAGTGCTTCTGGTGGTTCAGCAACAGTAACAGTGTTAGTTGTAACTGAGAACCTAACTGTTAAAGATTATGGTTCAATTGCTGACTTAGGTAGTGTATAACAACTAGATTAGTGTTAAAATTTAAAACCCCCGTAAGGGGGTTTTTTTATGGTTGACATAACCTCTTGATTTTGCTATAATATAAGATTGATATACAAATCATAGGAGGTATTTTCATGAATAGTATATTTACATTAGCCCAAGACTTTGTTAAGGGCGTATCAGCAATCTTAGTAGGTTTACTAGGATTAGGAATCGTAGCACAATTAGTGTTTGGTTCCACTTTTATAATCGGTGATGTAGTTGCAAATATTACTAACCTAGTTACTACTTTAGGTAACAGTGGATTAGTAGGTTTAATCGTTGCAATTATTGTAATTGGTTTATTGTCAGATAATAAGTAATTATTGCTGATGGTCAAAAATAGGGCGAATTTGATTCGCCCTTTTTTTGTGGTTGTGATAAATACAAGTAATATGTTTTTTAGAAAGGATAAAAAAATGGATCGTAAAGCAGTATTTGAGCAATTAAAAATTGATGAAGGAGTAGTAAATGAAGTTTACCTCGACCACCTCGGACTACCAACATTCGGAGTTGGACATTTGGTCATTGAGGGGGATCCAGAACATGGTCAACCAGTTGGGACTGCCGTATCTGAAGAGCGAGTGGCAGAAGTCTTTGAACGTGACCTTGACACCGCAATTAGTGAGTGTGTTGCTCTATACGGAGATCAGTTTAATGCGTGGCCAGGAGAAGTACAAGAAGTACTTGTGAACATGATGTTCAACATGGGTCGTACACGTTTAGGCGGATTTAAGAATTTCCGCAAAGCATTAGAAGAATGTGATTGGAAACGTGCAGGCGTTGAAGGTAGAGATTCAAAATGGTATCGTCAAGTTACTAATCGTGCCGAACGTTTAATGAAGAGATTAGAGGAAGTATAATGATCATTTCAGAAATAAGTAACTTCAAAAAAGATCAACTTGGTAAAACAGGCGAACAACCTACACAAGAAGGCATGTTTGATAAAATTAAAAAAGCAGTAGATGACGTAAAAAATTTCCATAAAACAGATGCCGCAAAAAAAATAAAAAAGGATCATGAAAAAAGAGTTCAAAAAGGTAAAGAAATTATAGATGCTCCTAACCTTAGAAAACGAATACAAGGCTTACAACAAAACGAAGCAGAACAAGCAAAAGCATCTGATCCTAAACCTAAATTGATCAAACCAAGCAAAGGTGGAGAAAGTCCTCATCCTATGAGAGGCAAACTGGTTGGTGAAGCAGTACCATATAGCAAAAGTGTTCAAAAAGATTTAGACGACAGAATTTGGAATGCAAAACCTCCAGTTAAAAAAGATAAAAATAAAGCATCTGACGATGTTGAACGTGAAAGACGTTGGAAAAACACTGTGAAAACAAAAGCGGAAGAGGATGTAACCCGAGGCAACTTTGGTGGAGTTATATATCCTCGACTACCACATGAAGAAGTATTAGATGCTATCAGTTCATGGGAATACGGTGACACACCTATCGAACTCAGTAATGGTTATGTTATAAATGCCAGAGAAGAAGGCTATAACGATGACGACAATGCTTGGGTATTATTAGATCCACAGGGCAAAATAGTTGATGCTGGTGAAGGTTCTATAGAAGATGTGATGCAAGACTTTACACCAATATCAATAGAAGAAGGCAAAAGCCCACATAAGAAAGGTTCTACAAAATACAAAAAGCACATGGCGGCTATGCATGCTGGCATAAATGAAGGACCACTAGTATTAAATCGTGAGTCTGATTTAAGAGGTATGTTAAACACATTGCTAAAAAGTTGGCTTTCAAAGGGAGACAAAAGCGATGATGAATATGCAGAACTACTTAAGGCATTAGGTTATCGAATGGTAAAAGACGGTCAACGCACAACATTAGTGAAAGAAACAGAAGAACCAAAAGCAGATACTTCAGCAAGAGCAAAACTGGATCACAGTTTGAGAGCTCAAGGTCACAAAGTTGAAAAAGACAAAAAGAAAGAATTAAAAAAAGGTACTGTTAAACATAAAAGCAACCTTTATGATAACCTCATTTCATTAGAGAAATAAATGGAAATTCTAGAAAGACTAGTCAGCGATAGATTGTGGATTTATACTGCAATCTTAGGAGCAGTGTTTAGTGCTGGCTTTCTGTTTTGGTTTAGAGATACCAAAATGGCAACTTGGGCAGTAAGCAAGTTTGACGCAACACTGGAATATCTAGCAATACGTTGGGGATGGACTTGGTTACAAAACGATCCAGATGCTTGGCGTAAAAAATATCCTAAAATAACAGCAAAAATAGATGAACTAGAAGAACGTTTAGCAGTTCTTGAAAAAGGAGACACAGACAAAAATGGCTAAGAGTGCAGGACAAATGAAATCAACTCATGTGGCAATAGTGAAATCAACGTCACAAGGGCAAGGCGGTAGAGGTAGAAGTACAAAAATTTCTTTGTCTACTATGAACAAACACAAAAAAAGATCACACAAAAAATACAGAGGACAAGGGAGATAATATGCCAGTAAAATTTTCACCATCAACAAGAAAGTTTCTCAAAGGTAAAGGCAAAACTTTTGAGTACGATCACGATTATATCAAACATAAAACAAAACAGGAACTTATAGATTATTTAAACACCGGTCAAAAACCAAAAGTAAAACGCAAGTGCAGACTCGAATTAGACAGACGCGGTATTAAGTTAGTTTGGGTTCCTAAAGTAGATGAAAGTTGACGAACCTTACTACAGTGAACTAGATATTAAAAATCCTGTAGTAATTGATATTTTAAACAAATCAGCAGAACTTGGATTTTTCACAGTAGAATCTGAAATCAAATATGATTCAGTAGACTGGGAAAAAGAGTCTGACGACCATACAGCCATAGAAAATTTATCATCTTTTAAAGACAGAGGGCCAAATGGTAAAGAACTCGATGGAAAAATAAAATATAAAAGAAATTGTTTTGCTGATACTACTCCTGGTGGAGCATACTTTTTTGAAAAAATGTTACCTTTGTTAAAATGTCCTTCAACGCCTAAATCTAGTATGTATAATCCCAAAGGACATTTAGGATGGCATAAAGATGCAGATTACGGAGTATATGTAATCATGTTTAGTTTTTGTGTTGATAATCCAAATGGTTTTTTTAGATGGGAAGATGCTAAAACAGGAGAAATACATACTACCACAGATAAGCCTGGTTGGTTTTGTAAAACAATGGTATCACTAGACGATACCCATTCAGAATGGCATGCATGCAAAACTACTACTCCAAAGTGTTCTCTTGTAATAATATATCCTAATTACAACGACTTTTTATTCGGCAAAAACTTTATTCAATCTGATAAATAGTAGTAACATTGAGGAAGTTAGTATGAGATTTAATCAAATTACAGAAGGTTACAGCGACGATCCTGCCGCAGATCCTAAAGTAGTTGCTAAATTTGCTGACGTTGATCCTAAACTAAGAAGTTACTATATAAAAAAGTGGGCCGATGAAAAAAGTATTGACAGCGACGATGCTATGTTCATGGCAGGCTATGTACAAGATGGTTATATAGGCGCTGGTGCATGGAATTGGCGTTATGTTGGCTTAGAAGAAGACAAGCAACGTTTAGATCCTAAGTGCTGGAAAGGCTACAAAAAGCAAGGCACCAAAATGAAAGGTGGCGTTAGAGTCAACAACTGTGTAAAAGAAGCAAAACAAGCCTTGGCAAGACACGTCAAAGAGGGTGTACCTCTACCAGACAGTCTGTTCAGATATCAAAGCGA